CACGGATTAAGTTATCACAGTTGGCGGTCACATGCCATCGAGGAGGACGATCCTCACGGTAATCCATATAGGCGTTTACCTTGTTAATACCGGTGACTACATCATTAACCCCAGCAGCTAATTCGATTCCATGCATCATGTATTCGGCTTGAACTGAGGTACCAGTAACGGGATTACGCTGTGCTAATGCAGGATCGCATACTCGCATAACAGGTACGCGGCCACCAAAGGACTGTTCAATAAGCTTAACTTGAGTTGCATGCTCAGCAATAACCATTTCTCGTTCGTAGTGCTCCATGAAGGTAATAACTTCTCCATCAGGAGACACGAGATGCCAATGCCAAGAGGTAGGATTATTAAAACCATGATCAACAGACGCATAAATATCCCAGCCTTGGGGCAATTCAGTTAATGGTGGAATTACATGAACCCCAGTATTAAATTTTTTGTAGATAACTCCACCCCGCCGAATGAACTGCCCACTGATACGAGCAACTCGATCATCCTCGGGTAAGGAGTTAACGAAATCTTGAATTTCGGATTTCCCAATGTAGGGATTGTCCCAAATAGATACTTCGATGGTTTGGATATCACTATCAACGGAACTGATTGAGGGTAGGTAAATATCATCATACATCCATTGCATTCCGAGAACGGGAGTTAATGTCATCCACCAAGAACCACCCGTATCGACCAGTCGGGCGATACATTCGATATAGATGTCAAGAGGGGGTTCCTCGTCAAAATGTACAAAATGCCGAGATGTCCCTGCAAATTTTTGAACGTCTTGTTCATAGGACATAAATTCAACAAACGAGCCGTTTTCGAAGTAAAGGGTTCTTGGCTGGACGTCGTACGCAGAATACCACGAACCTCCCCGCAAGTAGCTTGGTGGACACCAACGCTGGAATTCTGGAATGATGATTTTGTCAATACCATCGTTAAAGTCAACACCTACGACACGTCCCCTCACAGGAGGTTCGGGCGTTTTAATATGCTTCTGAGTTCCTTGTAACCAATCGATATCTTCGACAACTCCACCGGTTGTCTTTCCACTACGGTTACCACCAATATAGAGACGCTTCTTTTTAGGAGAAGTGTGGAATTTTATCTGCTTCTCGTGCGGTACATAACCTAAAATATTAGGGCGGGATGCTTGTATCTGCAACTTCTCTTGAAGTTGCAGAATTAAATCATTTGCTGTGAGTTCTGGTTCTCTACTTTTACGAGGCATTACGTTGTACTATCTGTAGCACCTAATTGGACTAAAGCAGCTACAACACTGGCTAATGCAGCATTACCTGCCTTGGAACCAGTAATTGTAATTCCATCTAGAGCACCCTTATAAGGTAATCCAATCCTATGGTTATGATCCCCAGCGGCCGCCTGATCATGCTTGGAACCAAGCGAATGATGCTGCGCTGTTTGTGAACTATCAAGATCACTTCGCTCATGGAATGCTTTTACAGTCTGAGCATCAACTGAACCGGCATCTGATCTGTCAAATTCACCTTTGTACTGATTCCCCCCGACCTGATACTTAGGTAAATCCCTTGGATCATTCATCGTCATGTGAGACTACCTGCCCAAATAACAGACAACGCCATACCCTCCGCAAATGTATTACCATCTGCGTTAAGCGCAGCACCTGAGTTCTGGAACAAAGCGCCAGTAATAACATCATTAGTAACAAAAGCGAAGAAATCAGAAATCTTAACTCCGTTAGCACCACCAGTGAAACTAAGGTCTACAATGGATAATAAACTAGTTCCATTCTTACGAATATCTCCACGACGTACACCTGTAGCATTGGCTGCGAATGAGGCATTTAAACTAACATAATAGATTCCATCTTTTCGAATAGTAATAGCATCGTTAGTAAGGTTTACCATTGCCCCCTCAGGACGGGCAGCATAGGTATCAAATCCAGTAGTATTAAAAGCTGCAAGAGTTAAAGCGTTATTAGGAACTGATTGGGCTACTGAAGCCGTCATCTTTGCTGCGGGAATAAAATTAGCATCAATCTTATCCGAATTTGCATTGATTAAAGCAACTGAAACAAGCTCGGCCCCATCTGGTTTGGATAGGATTAACCGAGGCGTCGTAGTGACAGTCATAAATTAGCCTCTAACTCAGGAGGGGACTGAACGACTTCAACTCCCATATTAGCACCAGAGTCAAGAGCAGTAAGTAATTTTAGATCATGAGCAATTGCCATCAAGGCGGCGGGGTCTTGGACATGCGTTGCAATGATTTCAAAGATTCGGTTAATAAGTGCTCTAATATCGACGCCTGAGTCCTTACCTGTGTATCGTCCTGTAATCTCGTAATAGAATTTAAGCGCGCCAATATCACCCGATTGTACTCGATCAATGAGCGCAGCATGCGCTTCTGGGATCGAATCTCCAAGTATTTGTTCCGCTCGCTTTGCATAGTACTCCTTAAAGGAGGAGTTCTGCTTCCATCCATCCCAAATCTTAGTAGTGATTCCTAATTCACTTAGTCGCTTTTTATAGCTTCGCCCATCTAATGGGTCTAGCATCGTCTGAATTGCCGTGATCTGGTCTGGTGTTAAATCCCTTCCGGCTACAGCCGGCATCCCTCTGGCTTCGAAGGATTTCACTACCAATTCATCACTGAGAATCTCGTTCAATTGCCTAGTTGTCAGATCGAACTTCTCCCGAATTTCCTCCGGCGGCGGAAGTCGGCCGTCTCCAAACCAGGACATCTCACAATAAGTAATGATACGTTGAGCTAATTGATCTAATTTCATATCCGACGATACCTTCCACTAATCCTCCATGTAGTTACTGCATCTTCTAAAGGTGCATAATCCCATTCGATAGCATTACATGCAACTCGGAGTTGTTGAGGAACTCCACGCTGGTCATTGTTTTCGTAATCCCTGATCGGGTCTGGATGTACGCATATTCTTTTACAAAATCCAATTCTAGATAGTCCTTGAGATTCTCTATAGAATACCAGGGGATTCGTATAGCCTGCATATCCACTAAGTACTTCCTTGAAGGATTGATACTCATTAGCGAAAGTTTCTCTTTTATTTTTAACTAATTGGTGATAACTCGAAATTAAATCCTTAGTTGATACTCCGTAATACCACCCTAATTGATCTAGAAATCTACGTGGTGGTTCAGTGAATAATGCCTGCTCTAACCGGACAATCATATGCCTACTAACACCAATGGTTGCAGCAATCTCTGCTTGGGTGTATCCTGCTGCTACCCGATAGGAGGCCCAGGTATGAACCCCAACCATATCCTCTATAGCCACAATGCACTCCTTCCTCTCATATCTGATGGTACACGAAACGATATTCTTGTCAAGGAGAAAAGGATAACGAGTGCTACACATCGGGACTACTCGATTCGGCTACAGGGGGTGTTGTTATTTGCAGTCTGGGATGCAGCGAAGAAAATAGGTGTTACACCAGGAGAGTATATGAAGTCTGCTATAGAAAAGGATTTGGTACGTGGCGGTTGGCTTCCTAAATGGTGGTATACAAGGAAATTTGGGCGTGTGCAGGGATAAAGGGGTGCTACACTATCAATTGTGGGGTTATCTAGTAATAGATAGGGGACTACGTCCAGTGGAAAAGGCGCCAAAATTCCCGACAACATGATAATCGATCATACGTTCGATTAAGATGGCAAAGAAATAACGACGCAATTAAATGCGCCGTTAATGGTTAATACCTAATGCATCTGCGCCAATCCAATAGTGCCATTCCCTCACCCTTTATGAAAGCTTGGTTGCCAGTACTGCGGTGCGAGTCGCTAACCTAAACATTGCGACTCTGTTATTGCCAATGTCACTAACACCATTGGCGCTTTCCTCAGAATCGAAATCGATTTCGGCACGCGGACCAATACGGAATCTCTGTGCTTGTCCGAAATCCTCTTCATTGCGCACTGCAATAACACGCGACCGCCTGGCATCGTCGGCATAAATGCGCTCATTGTAGAACCAATCCATGCCGGGAATGGTAATGCGATCATTGCCAGTGGCGATTACCACTAGGTCGTATTGACGGCCATTGATCAATACACCACCACTAGGCAATGCAATGGGAGAAACAACTTGGTTGAATACATTCAACTTCTGATTTCCCATTGCGTCCGGCCGGAGATAGCGACCAATTGCACGATAGCGACCACGGTTCGCCCGACAGTAATCCTCGTAATCACTCTCTACATTGTTGGCGAACCAATCAAGACGATTCACCGTGTCCAATTCTGCCGCGCTCATGAATGATTGCGGCGCCAATCCGAGAAATGACTCAACAGCACATTTCCCGGAATCTCCTCCACCAATTACGGCGACATTGCGGAGACCACGCAATGGCCACATTCCCGTCATACGGTTCATGAATTGCGGGAATGTAAGAATGGATTCACCATTTGCCCGATCACCATTCTTTGGATCACCGAGACCGGTTGAATCAATTACCCTCTTGGCAAGAATAACGCGCTCATCATTCGTACCATAACTGCTATAGGTAACTGCGAATGTGTCGTCCCCATCATCCACACTAATTACCTTTGCACTCGGAAATACCCGGGTGTATCCGGATTGTGCGAATGTCAGCCGGATGATGAATGCCATATCGGCATTCGTTTGGTACTCCGCATTCGAGAGTGCAGACGCTTGAATGGGAGCGCCGGGAAGGTAATTCAACTGCGCCTCGTTATCACGCGAAATACCCGCAAATCCCCGGCGGTTGCGTGAATTGAGATTGAACACTCCCGGATATGTACCATCCTGACCGGGAATGGCAAACACCCCACCAATAGTCGGAGCGCTTTCGAGAATTAGCGGCATCTGCTTTCCGAGTAATACCCGGGTTGCCGCATAAACAGCTGCATGGAAACCGCTACCAATGATCAATTCATCGGTATTACCCGGAATGTTAACAAGGGAACGGTTAGTGCGAAATGCCCTATCCATTGCCTTGTTTGCCACATCGCGAGCGCCGGAGTCCAGTGCAATTCCCGTCAACTGCGCCTGCAATTCTGACGGGAATTCATTTACGCGCTCCATAATCATCGATAATCCCGGAGACCGAGTCTCCCGGACCTTTTCGATAATGCGCGCAACAAGATTACTTGGCTGCATTTCCCTTACCTTTCATTTCGAATTTA